GAGGATGGAGATATAGAGGCTTACTACTACTTTAAGGATTGGACTAAAATAAAGCCTGCAGATGAGCCTCAGAGAATACCTGCATTTGGGTTCTCTAAAGAAGCTATTGAGATTTTATTTGTAAAGCCTTACAGAGCAGGATTCTATTACTACTCTCCTGTGGATTATCAGGGAGGTTTACAGTACGCTGAGTTAGAGGAGGAGATTTCTAACTATCACCTAAACAACATTATGAATGGTCTTGCACCTTCTATGCTTATTAACTTCAATAATGGAGTACCTAATGAGGAGGAGAGACAACTAATAGAAAATAAGATACACCAAAAATTTGCAGGTTCTAGCAACTCAGGGAAGTTTATACTTTCTTTTAATGACAATGCTGAGACTGCTGCTAGTATTGAGCCTGTACAACTATCAGATGCACACCAACAATACCAATTCTTATCTGATGAGAGTTCTAAGAAAATAATGGTAGCTCATAGGGTTGTTAGTCCTATGCTTTTAGGTATTAAAGACTCATCAGGATTAGGAAACAACGCAGATGAGATAGAGACGGCTTCTACATTAATGGATAACACCGTTATTAGACCATTTCAGACACTTTTGATAGATGCCTTTGACCAAGTACTAGCTTACAATAATATCTCCTTAAATCTATACTTTAAGACCTTACAACCATTAGAGTTTACAGACTTAGATAATGTAATAGATAAGGACACTAGAGAAGAAGAAACTGGAGTAAAGATGTCAAGCCAAAAAGTTAGTGATGATTTTGCAGACTTTATGGTAGATTTTGGAGAGGATGAGAATCTTGATGAGTGGGAGCTAGTAGATGAGAGACCTGTAGACTATGATACAGAGGAAAGTCTTGACAAAATGATTGGATTAGCTTCTACTGGTTCTGCTAGACCTAACGCTAAGAGTGAGCAAGATGGCGAGGTAGAAAATCTAAGATTCAAAGTAAGATACCAATACGCTCCTTTACAGACTACTAAAAAGAATGGAGAGAATGTATCTAGAGACTTCTGTAGAAAGATGGTAGCTGCAAAGAAAATATATCGTAAAGAGGATATTCAGCAAATGTCTCAAAGAGCAGTTAATGCAGGTTGGGGTCTAAATGGTGCTGATACTTATGATATTTGGCTTTATAAGGGTGGAGGTTCTTGTCATCATTTTTGGATGAGAAAGACTTATATGGCTAAGGGAGTAAATCCTGATGCTACAAACCCTAATGCTGAGATTAGCGTAAACCAAGCAAGAAAAGATGGGTTCAAGCCTGAGACTAATGACAAGAAAGTAGCTACTAGACCTACTGATATGCCTAATAATGGATTTGTAAATAAAAGATAAATGGCAATAGCACTATTCATAACAAGAACAGACTTAGTACGCAATAGCATCCTAGATGGTAATGTAGATACTGACAAGTTCATTCAATTTATAAAAATAGCCCAAGAGATACACGTTAAAAACTATCTAGGATCTAAGCTCTATGATAAAATATCTGCAGATATAGTTGCAGGAACGCTATCAGGAGACTATTTGACGCTAGTAAACAGTTACGTTCAGCCTATGCTTATTCACTTTGCTATGGTGGACTATTTGCCGTTTGCTGCTTACTCTATTAAAAATGGAGGTATATATAAGCACACTAGCGAGAACTCAGAAGTAGTATCAAAAGATGAGGTAGATTACTTAGTTTCTAAGGAGAGAGATATTGCTGAATACTATACTAGGAGGTTTATTGACTATATGTCTTTTAACCAGTCTAGCTATCCTGAATATACGTCTAATATAAATGATGATATACACCCTGACCACGATGCAACCTTTCAAGGTTGGGTACTATAGATATGAAAGCAAGATACAAACCAAAAGACAAGAACTTAACTAAACTAAAGAAATATCTAGAAAAGCAAAAAGATGGCAAACAGTATATTTTGGGGAATAAGTTACGAAAGTAGCTGGTGGGGAATTACCAAAGACGAGAACAATATTCATTGGGGTTCTGATTATCCTTACAACGTAGATGGAAACTTTATTAGAGCAAGTTCTACTTTAGAATCCGCAGATGAAACATTTATAACCGCAGACCAAACAATTTATTAATAATAAAAAAACAAAATGGCACAACAAACAATTAATATCGGAACGGTTGCTAATGATGGTACAGGAGACCCATTAAGAACCGCATTTGACAAATCCAATGACAACTTTACTGAACTTTATGGTGGTGCAGGTGTCGCTGATGGTTCTATTACTCCTGCTAAATTAGGAGTAAGCTACAAAAATCTTCAATCAATAGGAACGGCAGGAACTACAGAAACTTTAGATTTTTCCTTGTACAATACTTTTGATATGACAAATGACACAACATTAACATTGTCTTTCAGTAATATTGCGGCAGGAGATGTAAAAAATATTTTAATTATTGCAGGAGCAACAGGAACATCTACATTAACTTTTGACACATCCTATGGTGGTGCAAGATTAGTTAGTGGAGAGTACGACCCCACAGATGCAGCCGTAAACTTTATTCAGGTAGTAATGGTGGCAGCAAGTACTGCTTATATTTCAATTTCACAAACAGAAGTAATATAATTATGAAAGCAAGATTAGAAAACGGTAAAATAAAAACATACGGATTAGTTCCTAATTCATTTGAAGCAGAGGGAGTTTTAGTAGCAGGAGGTGGTAGAAACCTATCTGATGAAAAACTAAAAGAGTATGGCTTTTTAGATGTAGTTACACCAAGCATTGATTATAGAATACAGGAATTATCTCCTATCTATTTAAGTGGCGAAGTATATACTTATGATGTAATTGAAAAACCTATTAAAGAAACTTTAGCAGAATTAAAAGAACAGAAAGTATCTGAGTTAAAATCTATTATAGGCGGTAAATTATCACAAACAGATTGGTATATAATTCGTGAAGCTGATAGCGGACAAGCTACACCACAATCTATTAAAGATGACAGAGCAGCATTAAGAAATGCAAGTGATTTAATAGAAGCAGAAATAAACGCATTAACAACAAAAAAATCTGTTGTATTGTTTGACATTAACCTTTAAAATATAAATTATGGCTTTTGGTCAAAGATTAATAAATACAGGAGGCGGTGGTGGAATTTTATCAGGTAGTCTTGAAAATGCTACTCAAATTGCAGTAACAACTTTACCATCTCCAGTCAATAGTTATGGTATTCATATAAGCGATGATGGGACTAAATTTATGGTTTTCACAGCAAACGCATTGTTAGAGTATAATCTAACTACCGCTTATGATATAACTACTGCAGCATATGTGAACCAAGTTGTTACTTCAGATTATACCCTTTTGTATTCAAATATAATGTTTGACCCAACGGGAACAAGTCTTCAATATGCGGTTATTTACTCTGGCAGTAACTATATTGTACGAAGAACATTAGGCTCTCCTTATGACCTTTCCACTATTTCAGGAGAAACATTATACGGAGCATTACCACAAACAGATACTTATTCATTTGCAGTAGGATTTTCAAGAGATGGAACGACTGTTTCTACCTATGCTCAAACTTGGAGTGGTTATCAAAAAATGTTAAGGATTCACAATCTTAACACTCCTTACAATATAACCGCAGGGTACACGCAGACACATTATATTTCTAATTTTTCTCAAGATTCTTTTACAACAAATAGTGTACAAGCAACTCAAATGCAATTCAATAGTGATGGTACTAAAATGTATATTCAACAAAGAAATGGGCCTTTATATCAATTTGATTTAGCATCTGCTTATAATCCTGTTGGTGCAACTTATTCAGGATTTAGTGCAAGTACTCCAAGTATAGTAAATGAATGTTGTGTAACATTTTCTGCTGATTATAGGTATTTATATATTGGTGGATATTCAAGTGCAGGTGTTATTGCACAAATACAATTATTTTAAACTATGGGACTTGACAATAAAATATCATTCATTAGTGGCTTTGTATTTACTGCCCTATCAACTGTAACAATTATGGGAGTAGCACAAGCAGCATTGGTTGGTCTTGTCGGTGGTTTTTTTGGTCTATTAGGAAAAGAATTATTCTATTACTTGAAAGACAAGATTAATGGGAGAAAATCTACCTAAATTAAATGACGATGCAGGAATATCTATAAACATAAAATGGCTTATACAGATAGTCATACTTGTTGGTAGTGCAGTATTA